TGCGACCTAAGCAACTGCGTTGGTCTGTTGTTTATAACACAGCGAAGTGATGGCTATCAGTTCTTTGCTATGTACGAAACGGGCACCGCCACGTGGATGATACGTGCGGGATGCCAGTATAGGACTATTGAGTCCTATCGAGAGCACACAAAGAGTTATAAATGCGAGAAGAAACGCTCAGAAACGCTGCTGATATTGGACTACGCAGAGTTGATTATTAAAGACAGAGGAATTACAGATGCGGACACGAAGCCTATATAGTCTATATAGTCTATATAGACTGTGCCGACACTCTAAAGAGATACTAAAAGGAGACTAAGACGAGTATCGGACTATTGTCATCGGCTATACAGACTGAATCAAACTAAGCAGTATTTATACCATTTTTAGGTTAACTTTGCAAGGACTATTTTATGTTATTCACTTTAGGTAGGTTATGTTTTGTTATAGGGTTGCGTAACGGCTTCGGCTTAGACATCAGCACTAGCAACGGCTTCACAGTCGATCTAGACCCTAACAACATTGCAGGTAGTATCACCGACGATAGCGCGTACACCGATACGACTGGGTATACGTTATTACTCCCGTTCAGTTTCGTAGCATTGCAGTGGGAGCGATAATATGGCATTCAGCAAACTACACCAGCCCTGCGAACTTTGCGGCAGCAGTGACGGGCTGAGTTATAACGATGACGGCTCCGGCAAGTGCTTTTCATGTGATACGTTCTTCCCTAATGGATGCGGTGCTACGCACACAAAGCCTGCACAGGCCGTTAGCGGCAGTAGCTGGGACGTTGTACGTGATACGCTACTGCTAAGTGACTTCCAAGCCATCACAGATCGCGGCCTCAGTACACACAGTTGTAAGCAATATCAATGTATCGACACTGGCCCATATGTAATCTACGGGTATTTTGCAGCCGATGACGCGCATCAGGTAGTAGCGGCTAAGCTGCGTTACCCGGACAAGCGTTTCTCTACTGTGGGTGACTGGGCCGAAGGGGGCTTATACGGGCAACAACTCTTTAGCAGCGGTGGTAAATACGTCACCATCTGTGAGGGCGAGTATGACGCCATTAGCGCGTATCAGATGACAGGCAGTAGGTTTCCATCAGTGTCGGTGCGAAATGGCGCTAGTGGTGCTCTACGCGACTGCAAAGCGGCTTACCAGTGGCTAGACAGCTTCGATACCATCGTGGTTAGCTTCGACAGCGACGAGCCGGGTAAGAAAGCTGCGCGGGAGGTGGCTGCGCTGTTCGGCGGCAAGTGCAAGATTATGAGGCACGTTGACGGCTATAAGGACGCAAGCGACTACTTGCAAAAAGGTAAGTCAGACCTCTTCAAAGGGACTTGGTGGGCTGCGGAGCAATACATACCCGATGGCATCGTTGCAGGCAACACGCTATGGGACACAGTAAACTCACCGATGGAGGCGGCGCCTGTGCAATACCCTTGGGAGGGCGTTAACAAAATCACTTACGGTATTCGACTGGGCGAGTTGGTGACTATCACGGCTGGCAGCGGCTTAGGTAAGAGTCAGGTTGTTAGGGAGCTGGCGTATCATATCCTAAAGAACACAGACGAGCGTATAGGTATGCTTATGTTGGAGGAGAGTACGCGGAAGACTTCGCTGGCTTTGATGTCGTTGGAGGTGAATAAGACGTTGCACCTGCCCACGACTACGAGTACAGAGGCGGAGCGCAAGAAAGCCTATGACGCCACTGTAGGCAGCGGCCGCGTCTACTTGTTCGATCACTTCGGCAGCACTGACATTGACAACATAGTGTCAAGAGTGCGCTACATGGCGAAGGGGCTAGACTGTAAATATATCTTCCTCGATCACATTAGCATCATAGTGTCGGCACAGAGTAATGGTGACGAACGCAAAGCCTTAGACGAGTGTATGACAAAGCTGCGTATGATATGCGCCGAGACTATGATAGCCCTAATCCTTGTCAGCCACCTAAAGCGGCGTGAGGGCGTAGGACACGAAGAAGGGGCTGCAACGTCTCTAAGCCAGCTTCGCGGCAGCGCCAGCATAGCGCAGCTTAGTGATATGGTAGTAGGGCTGGAACGTGACGGCCAAGCCTCTGACGCTATCGAGAGGAATACTACGGCTGTGCGGGTGCTAAAGAATAGATTTAGCGGCGAGACAGGCTTGTGTTGCAGCTTGTTTTATGACACTGTTAGCGGGAGACTACGCGAAAGAGGTGATGTATGATAGCAGCTTTGTGTGTTTGCCTATTCTTAATTATACTTGATGACGGAGAATGAATATGAGATGTATTAGCTGCAATGACGCATTAACAGATTATGAAGCAACAAGAAAGTATGTGAGCACTGGCATCTACCTAGACCTGTGCCTAGGTTGTTCAGGGCATGTGCCGGACATTAAGATTGATGACAGAAAAGACCTGAGAACATTTATGGCTGAGGATACTGTAATGGAGAATGACGATGAGTAAACTATCTCAGTACATACAAGCCCGCTACGAGGCGCAGCATTCAGCGCATAACTACGCCAAAGACAGGCTGGAGGGGCTGATTAGAAACCACAACAGGCAGGTGGTGGCTGACTCGGCGGTGCTGGCGTACACGGAGTATGCTGCCAAAGGAGTTAATAATGCAAAAGCTAGTAATCGACCTTGAAACAACACTAGACCATAAGACGATATGGTGCTGCTGCTGTGAAGACGTTGACACTGGCTGGCGCGCTACTTGCACCACGGCGGAACAGTTCACGGAGGCGGCAAAGGGCTATGACGTTTTCGTAGGGCATAACATCATAGGCTTTGACGCCCCAGTGCTGGCTGCTGTGTGGGGTGTAACACTGCCGCCTGAGTCGCTGTGCGATACACTGATACTGTCACGCTTGTACAGCCCAAGCATCGACGGAGGGCATAGCTTAGACGCATGGGGTAAACGCTTAGGCGACCACAAGATAGCCTTTACAGACTACGACGGTGGCCTGACGTCAGAGATGATTGAGTATTGCATACAAGACGTGGCGTTGACGAAGAGGCTGCTAGGTTGGTTAACTAAGACAATGGACGATGAAGGCTTTAGCGACTACTGCGTCGAGCTGGAACACAAAGTAGCCCTCATTGTTAAGCAGCAGGAAGTGAACGGCTTTAAGTTGGACATTGCAGCAGCTAACACGTTGTATAACGACTTAGTGTGCAGGATGAAAGAGATTGAGGCAGGGCTGCAAGAGGTGTTCCCTCCTATAGTCTTAGAGCGTTGGAGTGAGAAGACAGGTAAGCAGCTAAAGGATAGCGTCACAGTCTTCAACCCCGGTAGTCGGCAGCAGATCGCTGACAGGTTAGGTACGCTCGGTGCCGTGTTCAAGGATAAGACGGATAAGGGGTCTATCATCGTCAACGAAGGGACGCTGGACGGTATAGACTTGCCAGAGGCTAAGCTGGTGCTAGAGTATCTGACGTTGCAGAAGCGAGTTGGTCTGCTAGACGGCTGGATGAAAGCGTTGTCGCAAGGCGATAGAGTGCATGGCAAAGTCAGGACTAACGGGGCTGTGACGGGCAGGATGACGCACTCCTCACCTAATATGGCACAGGTGCCTAGCGTCAAAGTTGGCAAAGACGGGAAGCCGTTGCTGGGCGCTGCTGGTGCCTACGGCTACGAGTGCAGAGGTGTCTGGATAGTTGACGAAGGGAATGTGCTGGTCGGTGCCGATGCCAGTGGATTAGAGTTGAGGATGCTGGCGCATTACATGGACGATGTAGCGTATACCAACGAAGTTGTTAGCGGCGACGTACATACTGCTAACATGAAAGCGGCTGGCTTGACAGATCGAAGCCAAGCGAAGACATTCATCTATGCGTTCCTCTACGGAGCCGGTGCAGGCAAGATGGGTAGTATCGTTAACGGCACAGCAAAGGATGGGCAGAAGTTAATGACGTCGTTCTTGGAAGCTACGCCGTCACTAGCAGCCCTCAGAGAGCGTGTACAGAAAGAAGCAGGTAAAGGGACTATCAAGGGGCTGGACGGTAGAGTGCTGCGCGTCAGGAGTGCTCACAGCGCCGTTAACACGTTGCTGCAAGGCGCAGGCGCTATAGTAATGAAGCAAGCGTTGGTGATTCTAGACGCAAAGATTAAACGGAATAGACTGGACGCGCTGTTTGTCGCCAACGTCCACGATGAATGGCAGATAGAGGCGGCGCAGTGGGCAGGCAAGGCAGTTGGCAGCGCCGCTGTTGCAAGCATTAGAGAAGCTGGTGAATACTTTGAAATGAAATGCCCTCTTGACGGCGCCTATAAAATCGGGTTAAGTTGGGCTGAGACACACTAATAACTACACAGGAGTAACTGATATGCAAACTGATATAGATTGGAGTAGGAAGGTGCAATCATGACAGGCCACCACACAACAGTATGGAACGGCATGACGCTCGACTGCGAATACCACGGCGAAAAGTACAGGCCCGCAACACGCACCGACCCAGAAGAGGGCGGCGAGTTTGACGTTATAGAAGCCATCAACGCAGAAGGTTATGACATAATTGACATATTA